TTTGTACATCAATATTTTGTATATTACTATGAGATGAAGTTGTATCAAGTAATTCTATGGGATCATCTTTGTAAAACTTGGAATAGATATTAGTCAGATCAAGATAATAATTATTTAATGTTTTATTATTTTCGACATTTTTAATTTCTTTCTTAAGTTGATTAATTTCATTAGACAATTCATGTAACTTTATAACAATATTATGATATTTTACATTCATACGATCAGTAGATTTTTTATTTAATTCTTTTTTTAATTCATTCCAAATAGATTTATACTCTTTATTAAGTATCTTGATTTTGTTCTTGTATTCCGGAGTGATTTCTTTTATAGAATTAAATTTGTTAACAAATGCTTTATGTTTAGAGTGGAGAGTTGTTCTATTATCAAACATAAAATTTTTATTAGATTTGACTTTAAATAGAGACATTTTTTTTTAAATAAAACTAGTGTTTTTATTAATAAAAGTTCGTGTTTTTATCAAAATAATTGTAATATATATATGTATATGTTATTGAATTTAAGTTAGGGCAAAGTTAAAAAAGATTATCATTAAATGTCGTTGTCTTCTAAAAAGTCCCAGTATAAAATAAAAAAGAGTTTCGCCAAAAAAAGTAAAATTAACATTACCAAACAAACTAATAGGATAAATACACCATCAATTGTATTTTTATATCAGGTTTTATTTTTATATAGTTGTTTCTTGGATGGATGGATGATTAATATTGCAGATGGTAAGGTAAAATTGGAAATAAGTAAAAAAAAGCAAAACAATGTATTATTCAATATTGATAAATTTATAATTTATAATCACCTTTATTGAATTTTTATTTTTAATTACGTAATTTTCTAAATTTATTTTCTCTGATATATATATAATTAATATTAATCTTAACTAAATCTTAATCTAAAATGCCTGGTGGTCTTATTCAATTAGTGGCGATTGGTGCACAAGATGTTGTTCTTACTGGTGAGCCAGAAATTACTTTCTTCAGTGCTCTTTACAGACCTTATGTAAACTTTGCAATTGAAGCAATTGCACAAACCTTTTCGGGAACACCTGACTTTGGTAATCGTGTAACATTTGATCTTTCTCGTAGTGGTGATCTTATTACAAATGTACTTCTGGAGATTTGTCTTCCTGAAGTAACTGTTCAAGGACAAAATGCAACATTCCAATGGTCACCTAAGATTGGTAATACTATTATTCGTGATGTATCTATCGAGATTGGTGGTTCTACAATTGATAAACAATTTGGATTTTTCTATAATCTCTGGAATGAACTTACTCTTCCAGAGGAAAAACGTCAGGGATATAACGACATGGTTGGTCAACAAAACTTCCAGTTTAATGAAACAGACCCATCTGATATTGTTGTATTTACTAATGGTCTTCAAACACCTATGCCAACTCAACCCTCCACTTTTCTCCAAGTTCCCCTCTTCTTCTGGTTCTGTAACAACTCTGGTCTTGCTCTCCCCATCATCGCACTTCAGTTCCACAACATTCGATTCCAATTTTGCTTCCGTTCATTTGCTGAACTTAACCGTATCACTGGTACTAATGTTACCTTTGTGGGTGGAACCCCAAGCATTGACAGTGCACAAGTTTGGGTAGACTACATCTACCTTGACAATAAGGAACGTAAGAATTTTGCCAAATCACCCCATGAGTATCTTATTACTCAGCTTCAAGAACTTATTGAAGGTGTCAGCCAATCTCAATCAAACATTCGTCTTAATTTCAATCATCCTACTAAGGAATTGATCTGGGCAATCCAAGAAGATGCGGCTGTTGCTGCTAATGTCAATGATTGGACTGATTGGGAAGTTGTAAATCCAGTCAACCCTGGTGTTGCTGTTGGTGATAACCCCATCACAGATGCTCTTATCAAGTTGAACAACACTGAACGTTTTGCTCGTCGTCGTGGTGAGTATTTCAATTTGGTTCAACCATACTACCATCACTCTCGTATTCCTGCAAGCAAGGGTGTATTTGTATACAGTTTCTCCCTTAATCCGGAGGAATACCAACCTAGTGGAACGGCTAACTTCTCACGTATCGATAATGCTACTCTTGAACTCAATCTCAAGAATATCACCTCTCAAAATCCTGGTAAGGTATACGTATATGCAATCAATTACAATTTGTTCCGTGTAGCAAATGGTATGGGTGGTATTGCATACGCATCATAACAATCTGTGGTGTGTAGCAAACGGTATGATAATAATTTTAATAAAAAAATAACAATAATATTAATTCTTTTTTTTCGCTTTCAATTTATTTAAAGTATGAATAGAAATATTTTTACATTGTTGAATAAATTCATCATAATCAATTTCGCGTTTAATATAATTACATATTTTGCAACAAGGTACACAATTATCTTTCTTATAAGGACTCTTCTTGTCGTTATCACTATTAAATGAATTAATCCGATCAATACCAATTTTATCGTGATATATATTACAATAATAACAGCATTGTTTATTGGTTAAGAAATCAAATTCCAAACTGGATAATTGGTAATCAATCCCCCGTTTCTTTGCCTTACTTTTATAAATATTTTCAGAAATGGAATATTTATTGTATGTGAACATAAATAGTGCCTTATATTTATTCTTTCTTATTGATGGCAAATTAATGATATTTAGATTGTCAGATATATATAATATTTTATGAATAAAATCTAATTTCAATGATGAACTTTTCATTATACAACAATTTGGACATACTGGTATTACATTATTTTTAACATAACCTCTGTCAATATTATTTCTACAAATAAATGACATGTCATATGTGGTTTTATTAATTTCTCTATTACAAAAGTAACAATTGGATTCAATTAATGTTTGAACATAATTATCATCCAAGTCATATTTCATATTTTTCTTTTTGCATATACATCTCAATTCACTAATTTTACGAGATTTTGCATATAACTTTCGTTGTTTTAAATACATTTGATACGGTAATGTCTTTCTATATTGTCTTGCCAATTGCGCATTTTTCTTAAGAAAAGCATTCCTTTCTTCCGGTAACATATTTTTAATCCAATTGGTTTTATTCTTTAGGTTCCATTTCAAGGGTCTTTCCACAGAAATCCAACAAATCTGGTGGTGAACACGCTTTGAATAAATTATAGTTTCTTTTAGATAGAATTATGGAATTATTAGACAAAACTCTTGTTCGCTGAGAGCGTAAAGAATCCCATATGGGACCAGTGTGATATTGCCTAGTTTCTCCTACATTGTTAGATCGCATTCTATTGGTCCATTGGATATTATTCGTGAACCTTTTAGACAATTTCCCCTTTGAAGAAAACCTTTTAGACTATTTCTCCTTTGAAGAGAACCTTTTAGACAATTTTGCATTGGTCCGTAATAATCCACGAGATAGGGTGGAACAAGACATATTTATGCAACTTAGGGTAGTATATATAGTATTAATACTGGAAGTAGAGACATAATAAAGGTTTATAATTGGTTGGTTAATAAATATAATGATTTGAAAAAACACATAAACTGGATAAAATTATGGGGAGATATAGTCAGCTTAGAGTGTAAAAATATTAATATGATAGTTCTTCCCTCAATCTCTTCCGTTGTCGGAGACAGAGGTCGAAGGGGGGGGACGATACCCCAAATCTTCGATTTTCCTACGCTCAACGCGTAGCTTTGAGCTAAGGATGTGCAAAGCACCGGTAATAGTTTACCGATATCTTGTAGAAACAAGAAATAAAGAATTTATGGAATTATTTAAAAAACCTCGAAATAAAACTCACAAGCGTAAATTACACAGAAAAAAAAAACAGATGTTTTAGAGAGAGATTGTTAGACGTCGAAGAAGTAATAGAGTATTTGGATTGGGAATTAGATTAAAGTATTATTAATTTGTTTTTTATTTTACTTCTAAATATAATATATATAATTAATTACATACAATGAAATCTCAAGAACATAGTTTAGAAGATTTGCGTGGCCTTCTTGGAGGCAAGCGTCGTCGATCAAAGTCTCGTAGGCGCAAGTCTAGTAAAAAACGTAAATCTAGACGGCGTAAGTCTCGTAGGCGCAAATCTAGTAAACGTAAATCTCGACGACGTAAATCTCGACGACGTAAGTCTAGCAGGCGCAAGTCTAGTAAACGTAAGTCTCGCAGGCGCAAGTCTCGCAAACGCAAATCTCGTCGTCGATCAAGCAAGCGTAGACGTCGTCGATCAAGCAAGCGTAAATCAAGTCGTCGATCAAGCAAACGGAGGCGTAAGTCTGGAGGTAAACGTAAATCAAAAAAACGACGTAAATCAAAAGGTAAAAATTTATGGTTTATGGCCCTCAAAAAACACGGATATATGAAATCTGGAGCATTTAAGCCATTACCAAAGAAAGGATCTGCCGCCTATAAGGAGGTGAAAAAGACACATGAAATGTTGAAAAAAAAACATGGTAAATAAAAAATTAATTATTTTTTTTAATTGTATGCCTTATCTCGTACATGAATACTTGTTTGTATTCTTTTTTGTAATTTAGACAATATTTCAACAATTATATCAGCAACTCCTAGTTTTAAATCACCAGAAATTAAGTCTTTATTACTAAATGCTTGTTCCACTTCAGCATAAGTTTTAAAAGTCTGTGGACCACCCCACATATTAGGTCTATTGCAAACAAAGGGTTTCTTTTTTGCCTCAAGCCATGGAAATATAATATATTTTGTCATGGCTAATAATCCATTGCCTTTAATCTTCCCATCAATAGAATATGCTTTTTTTATTTTTCTGTGTATATCTTGATATGTATCATCAAGTTCTATTTTAGAATCAGTTCCAAAAGATGCTGACATTTTTCCTGATTTTGAAAGTCCAGGAATAAGAGGATTCATTAAATGGCATCGTTTTGAATATCCTAATAGAGGTAGTTTTTCACGAGCAAACATAAATATTTTCCGTTGATCAATTCCTCCAAATTGTGCATCTACTTGCAAATATTCTTCATCTAAACTTTGTAGTATTGGATATAACATCCGACTCATTAGAGGATTTTTAGTTTGTTTTACAACTTCTGAACCAGCTTTTAATGTATGTTCTGTTGTTACATAAGATGTTAGTTTATACATATCCAAATTATATTCTGGACTTAATTGGAATTGTGTTCCTTTCATAAAACAAAGGTTTTTTAATGATACTCCAATCAAACTCAATATTTCTTTGATAACAATTTCATACCATTTACATCTTGCATCTAAAAGTTCCCATGATGTTTTACCATCAAGTATAGCATGTAGATCCGCAAACAGAATTATAACTACACATCCAGCCTTGAGAAAATCTGCTATTTTCCACATTGGCACAAAATATCCAAGATGAGGTTTTCCAGTTGGTGCTGTTCCCCAATATATTCTCAAATCGCGTTCGGCAATTATTTTAAGAATTTCATTTTCTCCAATAACTTCCTGAAGATTTTTTGTAATAAGACCTAATTTGATATTTGAATCCATTTAATATATTGTAATAACAAGTTTTTAAATTAAAACTTTAATTGTTATAATTACCTTTTGATAATTATCCATCCAACATAACGAAAGTTATTTAGAGAAACAACTTGTCATTCTGGTAATATAAAAAACTACAAATAATTATATTATAAGATTATGCTTTGGTGTAAAGTAACACTCTTATTCTAAAATTTAAAAATATAAATTTCTTTTTTTCACTTAAATTTAAAATATTAATATATATTGTTATTGCGCATGATCCATCTTGTGATGTAAAAAACTATAGATAATTATATTTTAAGATAATGCTTTGGTGTAAAAGTAACACTCTTATTCTAAAATTTTAGTTTAGGTAATCTGCGGTTAAATTCCGCAGGGGCTAATAGTTTAGAATATAATTATTTTTTTCACTTAAATAAAAATATATATATATATTGTTACGGTGTATAATTCATATAGTGCGTGTAAAAAATGGTATTATTCTACACTTTCTATTAGTTCTATGGAGAGATTAGAAAAGAATATCGTAATATTTTTTGTTTGTTGAATTAACTAATATAACTACACTCAGTGTTTCTGAAATTTGTTGATGGATTTTTTATATCTTTAGTAGACTGGGTGTTGATATGTATTTCTCTATGAACAACGTCTTTAATTATTTTTTCCATTTTCTTCCAAAAATCAGGTTCTGATCCATGATTTTGAATAATATCAGACTTTATATTTTTTTTGAGGAGTGGTAATTTATCATTAATAACAACCTCTTCTCTTTTTCTTTTTTTTTGTGGTGGTTCTATTGACATTTCCCCAAAATTCATATAAATACCATTCATCGGAGTTAACAAAATATAAAATATTATTATTTGATAATTTATATTTTCAATATTTTTTCTTTAATTAAATATACAATAATAATAATATTTCTATCTTGTATTCAAAATGTCCACCAAAGCATTACTCATTGGAATAAATTATTGTGGAACTAGATCCGAATTGAGTGGTTGTATCAACGATGTAAAAAATATGAAAAAATATCTTCTAAAAAACTATAAAATTGATAATATGCAAATACTTACTGATTATACGCCCAGAAAACCTACAAAAAGAAACATTATCAGGAAATTAATGTGGCTAATTAGAGATGTAAAAGCTGGTGATTCCTTATTTCTTCATTATTCAGGACATGGGTCTAATACTTATGATCTAGATGGTGACGAAAATGATGGTCATGATGAAACATTAGTTCCTCTTGATTATCAATCCAAAGGTATGATAACGGATGATTGGTTAAGAGAAAACTTGATTTATAAATTACCGTCAGGAGTTAGGTTATTCTGTGTACTTGATTGTTGTCATTCTGCGACATTAATGGATCTCAGATATAAATATGATATTTATCGTAAATATTATAATACTAATAGAAATCCTAAATATAAAAAACCACTTGGATCTATAATCACTGTTTCGGGTTCTCTTGATTCACAAACCTCCGCTGATTCTGTATTTCTTAAAGAGGAGTATCAAAAAGGACAAGAATATGAGGCTCAGGGAGCATTAACACATCATTTCTTGAAATTACAAAAGAAAAATTATAACTACAAAGATTTCATTTATCATTTACAACAAAATTTAAAAAATAATGGATATTCACAAAAACCAAAATTATGCTCGGGAAAGTTGATGGATTTAAATGAAAAATGTGTTTTATTACTTTCAAAGAATAGAGATATTAGCTGTAAATGTGAAAATTGTAAATGTATAGATGGATGTAGTGATAACTGTGTATGTGATGATAAATGTCAATGTAATAATAATGTTATTCTTGAAATTTCTTCAAATATGCCAGAAAAAAAATGTAATACAAAGTTAAATACAAAATGTATTTTATATTAAACATTCTCGTCACCTTCTAGATTTTCTACCTGTTTATTTACTCTATCTAACATTCCTGATAATGTATCAATCGTTTGTCCTAAATTTGGTCTTAAGTTAGATCGAATAGTTGATGGATATAATTCAGAAATTCTACTTTGCATATTTGTATTAGCGGTATTTATGTTCATGTTGACATTTGTATGTTTGTTATCAGTTCGTTCTATAAATTCTTTTTGTTCTTCTTTCATATGCCATTCTGGATAGGTTTCCTTGAAATTAATTAGTGACATTTCTAATTTCCCATATTTGCTTTGATCTTCAATATTAACATCATATATTGAACCATATTTCAGATTACCATTTTCTCGAAGATTGAATTGTGCAAATTTACATACATATCCAATTCGGGGATGATGAATTGTAAATCGTTGCATAAACTTAACTATGTTATCTGCACTCTTAGGTAATACAAATATAAATATTAAAGGTGTTAATATTATGCTAACAATTTCCATTAACCAATTAGTTATTTTATACGAAAACAATTCTGTAAATTCATCCTTCACTTCTTGATGATGAGCTCTTTCTATCCAATCTTTTGGAAAATAATGGATATGTTTAATAATTTCTCCCATAGATCCAGCATAATCATATATCTTATATTTATGGGGAATCATACTTCGAACAAATCCAATAATACCTCCTAAAAGAATTAGCAATGTACTATCTGTTACCATATTATCATATTGTAATGGATATATAAAGATACCTAATAGTAATACAATAAACATAGCTCCTAGAACAAATATTAGAAATTCTGATAATATTGTAGTAATTGGAGAATCAAAATAACTAATATATTTCATTGCCGGCTCATAACTATGATTTAAACGTTTTTGATACAGATGGGGTAATTCATTAAAATCTCTGAATTTATATCGGGCAATTAAATTCCATTCTCTACTGGCTAAAAATGCCGGTTTATTTTTAATTTGTTCTACATAGGTAAACAAGAAGTGAGCAATTAAATACACAAATATAAATGGAGATAAAATCAACAATATAATCCCAGTTATTCTACATTGACTTTTCAATCTATTTATTATTTTATCTGTATTTCTGTTCATCATAATATGATGTTTTACTGTATTATCATCATTAAATAATGTTAAATTAAATAGTCCGGGAATGCCATGTATTCCAAAGAGACCCCATTCCATAACTGTTGTTAAATATTTTTTTTTTGGTTTTAATACTGTAAATGGTGATGTTAAGTTTATAATGTCTTTATTGATCATGGCAATTATAAAATTATCTTTAATCATTATAAAATTAATAATATCCAAATCATCCAAATAATCTTTCTTCATAACATCATTATGAAAATACTTTATTTTTTCTACTATTTCTGTAAATGTTAATGTTATTAATTTTTTATCACTTATTCCAAAAATTTTATTATATATTCGTTTTGTTTTTAAATTGTTTTTTATAACTGTGGGTATTTTGAATATATTGTATAGAATATGTAATATTAACACTAAACCAAACGCTATCAGTACCCATCCTCCTCGTACTTCTAATATATTATAGCATTTGTCACCCATACATAATACTACATATGACAAAAATCCAAGAAGGAAAACTAACTGTAATATATTATGAAATATATGTCTTAATATAATTGGCCAAAATCCTTTATAATAGTAATAATTATAAATATTCGATAATAAAACAGCTAAACTATCTTTTTCCCACAAATAATAATATGTTTCATCTATCTTATCATCCATTTGGTTATCAAATTCTGGTTCATGCTCAATATCACTTATTAATGGAATTTCATCCATTGTATTTAACAAGAGTTGTATTTAACAAGAGTTGTATTTAACAAGAGTTGTATTTAACAAGAGTTGTGTTTAACAAAGATAAAAAAAATAATAAGATTTATTATGATTCATTTTTTTAAGTTAAGTATCTTCTTTAGCTGAGGTATCTCCTCCGTGTGAGCTTTCCTCTGGGGAAGAAGATGTCATTAAACAACTTCTTTTACATATTGGACATTCTTTATTAATCTTTAGCCATTTAATAATACATTCTTTACAATAGAAATGTTTACAAGGCAATGTTATAATATCCGTTTTATCCTTCACTAATTCTGATGTACAAATAACACAACTTTCAACATCGCCGGTGCTTTGCACGCTATCATTAACACTATATTTTGATACGGGTAAGTTATTAATCTCTTCATTATTTGCACCCTTTGATACATTTCCCATTATTTCTGACAACTGACTTAAAAATTCATATGAATTATTCTCAAACATTAAACCCGGAGGAAACATCATACCTTGTGAAAAAGGCGTGTTCCGAAAATTATTAAACTGAGACACAGTTCCCCCCACCCTTGCAGGGGAATCAAAAATTTGCATAGGAACCATCCCCGTAAAACCTCCCATTACAGAAGGATGAGAAACTGGAATAGGCAAAGAATATACTACCCTTCGTCTTCTTGTTTGTCTTCCGTTCTGTGCTGTTGTAACTAAATCATAAGTTGACATATTATTAGTTTCTCTTATCATACCCATAAGAGAATTAATAAATTCGTTTCTGTTTGAATGTTGGGGTTGATCAAAATTATTTCCTAGAACATCTATTATGTTAGGTATATCATTACTTCCACCTACACCTATACCATGACTCCATTCTTCCTCTTGTAATTGACGAGCAAATTCTTCATCATCAATTATATCTTCACAACTTAAATTATCATCACTTTCACTACTTAAATCAATATCAATTTCGCTATTTAAATCAATATCAATTTCACCGGTGCTTTGCACACTACTTAAATCACTGTCAATTTCACTGTCAATTTCACTGTCAATTTCACTGTCAATTTCACTGTCACTATCACTTTCACTTAAATCACTATAATCAGATATAATTATAGGTTCATCATGTGCACTATCATCCGGTGAACAACTGTCCATAGGACAACCATTCATTATATTTAACTCAGTTAATATTATAGAAAAACAAAAGATAATAACTTTCAATTTTTAGCGATTTTTGATAATATTTTATCTTACTGTGTTATATAATATATAATGAAAATTATAGTATTTATTGTTGTGATTGTGGTAATATATTTTCTATATGTTGTGGTTGACAAATATTTAAATTATAGACAGTGTAATAGTAATTCAAAAGATAAAAATATACTACTATTGTATTTTGTTCCATGGTGTGGTTATTGTAGAAAACTTACCCCCATATGGAAAAAGATTCAAAAAAAACTTAAGGGTAGAGTAACATGTATATCTATTAATTGTGAAAAAAGCCCAGATTTATGTAAACGTGATGGAGTAACCGGTTATCCAACAATTAGATTAGTAACAAAAGACGGTAAAGTAATTGATTATGATGGTGATCGTAGCGAATCAGATTTAAGCAACTTTGCATTACTTTGATTATTTTTTTTTCATATTCAGTAATATAACGTTGTGAATTAACGTTGTGAATTAACGTAGTGAATTAACGTAGTGAATTAACGTAGTAAATATGTCATTCACAATTAGGGATTTACAAAAAAAAGAGTTAAAAACTAAGAGACGATTGCTTTATGTATACAGAAATATATTTAAAATTTGCAAAAAAAATATCATTCATGGTCATAATGTTGGGTTAACATCTTGTATATATTCTCCACCAAAACAAATCACTGGAGAACCAGATTATAATTTATCGGAGTGTTTATGTTTTTTAATTAAAAAATTACGTAATGCTGGATTTACGGTTTTCTATAGACATCCATCAAACTTATTAATAATATGGGAAGGTTTCGAAAAATATGAAAACCTAATACAAAATACGAATTTTCTTTGCTCTGAAAATAAAAATACAGAAAGTTTTTCAAAAACAGGTGATATTTTGAAATTATTAAAATATAATCAGGAAAAAATAGATTCAATATCTATAAATCCTCAATTAAAAAGAAATAATGTTAAACTTCCAAGAATAAAATATAAACAAAATCAATTCCCAAGAATAAAATATATCAAAAATTAGTAGTGCGCGTAAAATTAATCATATTATATATTTTCAATTAATATAATTTAAAAAAATACTCCTAATTATAATCAATAATGTCCAAACGAAATAAAATCGAAGAACTTGATGGAGATTCCGGAGGGGAATACAGTGATCTTGATCAATATTTAGAAGATGAAGCCGGTAGTGATGACGATTTTGATATCAATAGTGATGCTAGTGATATCGATGGTGGTAGTGATGACGACAGTGGATTTGATGAAGATGATTTCACTGACGACGATAGTATGCAAAGCGACAGTGAAAGTGATTTTAGTGATGATGATAGTGATGATAGTGATAGTGATGATAGTGATAGTGATGATGATGATAGTGATGATGATAGTGATGATGATAGTGATGATGATGATAGTGATGACGACGATAGTGATGATGATGATAGTGATGACGACGATAGCGAAGATGATAGTGATGACGACGATAGCGAAGATGATAGTGATGATGATAGTGATGATGATAGTGATGATGATAGTGATGATGATAGTGATGATGACAATAATGTACAAAGCACCGGTGAAGATGATAGCGAAGATGACTATGAAGATGATAGCGAAGATGACTATGAAGATGATAGTGATGAAGAGGACAAACAAAAAAAATCTACACCAAAACGTCAAACCAAAAAATCAAATACTAAAAAAACACAATCTAAACGTGTCACAAAAAGTACCCGAGGGCGTCCAAGAAAAAAATAAAGTTAATTATGGAATAGGGACTACTGGTGCTTTGCACATCCTTAGCTCAAAGCTACGCGTTCCTTTAGCGACAGCTTCGCGGTCGCGTGAGGTCCCTTTCAGGGATGAGCGGCCTTAGCGACAGCTTCCTTACCCAAAGCTTCCTTACCCAAAGCTTCCTTACCCAAAGCTTCGCGTTGGGGTGGGAAATTCCTTTGGAATTCGCGTTGAGCGTGGGAAAATCAAAGATTTAGGGGATGGGGTGGGAAATTCCTTTGGAATTCGCGGTCGCGTGGGCCCGGCAAAAGCCGGTAGGGAAAATCGAAGATACCTTTAGCGACAGCTTTGCAGGTCGCGTGAGGTCCCCTTTGGGGATGGGGTATCATCCCCCCTTCGACCTCTGTCTCCGACAACGGAGGAGATTGAGGGAAGAACTAAAACCGTATTATTTTTTTGTTATAAATTTTGCCGTTCTTTTTCTATTTCGGCTAATAGAGCTTCGTCATATTCATCATCCTCGAAATTAGAAGGTTTGGCTTTTTCAAAATTACTATTAGGTTGCGGTGGGGTAAAATCATTAGACGACGACGTAAATAATTGTTTTATAGAACCAACACTTGATCCCACACTTGAATTACTTGCGGCATGCTCAACAGCACTAACAAGCAATAATAAACCGAGTTTGGCTTCTGGTGGCATACTTGGTCCATCTCCTTCATCTGTGCTAGTATATTTGTCTACAATATCCTCAATGATATCGTCATATTCATTTAAATGATATTGTACATTCCGGTGCCAACCTGTAAGATGTAAATCAACAATTTCTATTTTGGTAGTTATCAATTCAATTATTTTTATAATATCTAATAATATTTGAGTAAAAATATGTTTACCAAATTCAATTTTTCGGCGTTGTCTATGTTTTAAAGCTTCAAGTTTAATATCTTGAAAGTTAGAATTAGCATCCAATGGACGAACAATTATACCTTTTCTTTTTAATCTATCAAGATAAGTCAATAAAGTAATTTTTTCATTTAAAATTTGCATTTGACGACGTTTTTTCTTCTTTTTTAACCGTTTATATTCATCATAATTTGTTCGACGAAATCGGGATTGTGGGGGTAGAGGTGGTCGATTATAAGGAGAAGGAGATTGCCCGGATCTAATTACTTCAGTAGCAGACTGATAAGGAGTGGGATGATGTTGAGATTTATAATCATCTGGTTCACGCTGTTCTCTGGGTTCAAAATTATCATCGATAAATTTAGCTACGCCAAAGGAGGGATTTTGTATATTTATTGGTTCATTTTGATATTCATTTGCATTAGAATTTGGAAAGACATTAGTATAGGTATTTGTGGAAGTATTTTGGTTAGTCTGTGAATATGAATAATTATTTTCTATAGATGGATCCATTTGTTCTTTAATTTTATCTTCCATTAGTGCTTCAATTTTATCCCTATTAATCAGTTTATCCATACCATAAAGTAGTCCGGGGGCATTAGCTAATTTGGAAAGAATATCAAATTCTTCTGTTTCTTTTTCCAATTCGTTTAAAAAATTATTCAAATATTTCCTATCTTTAGCGACAGCTTCGCGGTCGCGTGAGAAAATTAAAGATTTGGGATCATCTCCTCTTATCATATTTTTAAAATATATTATATAATATTATATTCTTCGTTTTAAATCCTAATATACTCATAAATTCATATATTTTTTTCAAGTATTCAACGCATATTGATTAAATTATATTTTTTCTTTACTAAATACCATAATGTTTGAATTACACAATCTGATATATCGTCCTTTTTTCTCAGTTTATCCAATTTTAAATCTTTATTAGTTTTAAAACAATTCTTTGTTAGATAATTTGTTAATGTTATTGCATTTTTTTTTCTGTCTGCCTTAATTTTATTATCCCTAAAAACAATTTTTTTTCGACTACAGTCTTTTTTAAATAATTTACAAAATGTAAACATTCTTTTTCTCGCTGTTAAATATTCTAGTATAACTTTTGTTTTACCCTCTTGATTTAAACGTGTCATTAAATACATGTACAAATAATGACTAATTTCAGACATCATTTTATTTTTAGGAGGTTGTACTTCTATGACAATTACATCAACATCAGTTAATTCTTTTTTCTTATTTAAAATATTTATCATATTATTACAAAGTTTCTTTTTACCTATATAAAAACGTTTCTTACTTGATGTCTTTAGTTTAAGTGGTCTCTCTTTAGTATGTTTACCACAATATTTTAATCCATCAATTGTATTATTATCACATTTCAATCCTTTCCTAATACCAGATTTAACTATTGCACAACAACCCTCATAATTAATAGATTTATTCGGATCAAATAAGTTTATTAGATCAAATTTTAAAATTTGACAATTCTTGAGATCAACAGTTTTTTTATAAGATCTAGTTTTACCCAATTTTTGCACAGTTGAATCTTTCTGATCTTTAGAAGTAGTGTCTAAATACATTATTGTATAAGCTAGATTATCTGATCCAATATCCCAACTTTCAATTTTCATTTTAATTTAAAAGATAAATATAACTATTTTAATTATATTGTTTTATTACATCATTGTCTATAAATTATTTTATTTTATCTTATGTCACTCTCACGAATATATAATAATGTTAATTTAATCATGAAATTGAAAATTCCTAAGGAAGAATCTGACAGAATTAAAATTAAAGTATCTGTTGCCAATAATAATCCACCACAACCTATAATACAATCTAAATTTTCACATTCTGGACTAACTCCAGCCACTAATGGTTCTTCGAATCTAACGTCTTATTCTATTTACACTCCAAGCAGTCAACGTCAAGTTAGTGGTATAGTATCTCATTCATCTTCTTTGTATCAGGTAATTTCACCAACTCACCCGTCCCTAAAGGACGGGACTCACGCAACGCAAAGCCTTACTAAAGTAAAATTAAATGATCAATCCACATCTATATCAACATCACCATCATTACCACTTTCGAAGGAATACTCAACATCACCACTCCCCTATTCCTTAGGAATTCCCATTTCTCCTATCCCTACTGGTAGTTCACATGGTACTCAAAGAGTGCCACTAAAAGTGCAACATAAATGTGTTACAAAGGATGGGGAGGATTCACGATTAAATAAAAAATTTGATCAAAAGGAAGAACATGATTCTCTTCAACAATCATCGAATTCATCACCATTGATATCACATCCTTCGTTTAAAAATATAACAGAATCACAATCATTTTCTCTAGAAGAAAATGATATACCAAAACCAGATTATGATAATTTCACTGATACACATACTGTTTATGATTTAAATAAAAAGAACAATTGGCCGAAATCAACCAATTTGCGATGTTGGCATTGTACATTACATTTTGATACAGTACCATGTGGACTTCCAACTGACTGCGATGGAGAAAAATTTAAAGTATGTGGATGTTTTTGTAGTTTTAATTGTATGGTTGCATATAATCAAAAGTCAAGAAATTCTCATAAATGGGAAATTAGTTCTTTAATTAATCAAATGTATAAAAAAATATTTAAAGAATCCAAAAATATTTTACCAACTCCTGATTATGAGTTACTTGAAGAATATGGTGGTAAATTATCACGTGAAGATTACAGAAAATGTATAAAAAATGGAATAGTTACATATGAACTATTGTTACCACCAATAATTAATATTGGTTATACATCACAAAAAATAGAAAGAAATATCAATAAGAAAAATAAACCTCATTATAATCCTTTAAATTTCAAAAAAATAGATAATGCTGTGATGGAATTAGATGAAAATATGATAAAAAATACTGATAAAAATAAAAATAAAAATACGTTTATGGATAACTTTATAAGAGTTAGAAAAAATAACAGTATGAGCATTAGGACTTAAATGATTGATTATATAATCTTAAAACCCCCCTAGAATATTTTTCTAATTCATTTGAATTTAAATTAAAAGCTCTATTGTATTGAATAATAATATTCTTAATTGCCATCTTTTGTATCTCTGATGGTTTTTTTGAAAATGTAAATACTAATACTTTTTCATGATAATTAGAATCGATATATTTCATTATATGAGTAGATATTTCTGGATTAGAAATTAAATTATCTGTTTTTCCAGTTGATATTACAACAATTATTAAATATTTAGCAATACGTTGACTGTATTGTTTTACAAAACTTAATGTTCTGGGATTATAGGCTTCATTTTTACCTAAAATTACAATTCCAATATCTGCAGATTTGTAATAATTTATTTTTCTTCCTAATCCAAGCCTAACTGTTATTAAATTACCAATTATATTTGTGGAATGATTTAAAAGATTAATACCTGATTGTGTAAATTTCCCATTTATTGAAATAATTGCTATTCTTGGTTTATGCATACAACATAAATACTTTGATCTGGATCGTAATTTATCAATAGATATATTAGTATAACATTTCATCTTAAGGTCTGGATTACCAACATTTATATTGACAACTTTGTAAAATGGATATTGACTTAATTCAGATATTTTATTCTTTGGAATTTTTACAAAATGTTCTGTATCTCGTGTCATGTTAATCATTTTTGTATATATATAGGGGATCTTAATTTAAAAAATATTGACGCGCAAAACAACTTAATAATTTAAAGAGGACATAATATGTACAATATTTCAAATGAATCTTAAAAATATGAATCCCACACCATTAATTATAAGAACAATGACTATAACATGCAAAACATCTCATCAATTAAATTATGCAAAAGTATCAACTAAACTACCATTATCCAAAAAAATATTAAATTTAGAATACAAAGGAAAAGATGGAAATATACATACACGAGGAATTAAAAAGAAAAAAAGTAAACGGCTGTTTTTTAATCAAATGACAATTGAGGTAATTGTTGATACAACCAATAATAAAATTGTTAATTGTAAAATATTTTCTAACGGTGTTATTCATATGACTGGTTGTAGATCAAAAATGGATGCAATTGATGCATCCTTGATTATTGTTGATAATATTAAAAGTATCAAGGGATATTTAGTTAAAAATAAAAATGATTGTATACAAATATGTAATTTTAAAATTCATTTGATTAATAGTAATTATAAAATTGGAAATAACAAAAATATTGATAGATATATTTTATATAATACCTTTACTGCAAAATGTCCATTCAAAATACATTTCAATCCAGGTCATTATCCTGGAGTTAAAATACATTACAAATATTATAAAGATCCAAACGTTTATAACTGGAATTCTATGAATACTGAAAACTGGTTAAAAGATATTGGTTGTTCAGTATGTATTCCAATATTCTTTAAATTTAATATTAATGGAAAAAAATTAATTATGTTAAGTCACAAAAAATTAATAAATATGGGTATTGATAATACCGAAATAAGACATAAAATTATAAAAGCAATTCACGATAATTCGTTTATAAAAATAATAACAATTATTGTTTTTCGTACAGGACAAATTATCATAACTGGGGGTCAAACTATACCACAACTTAATTCTGCATATAAATTTATCAATGAATTCATTGATAATAACTACAAAAATATAGTTATTGAATCTTAAATTACTTCAACCGTATAACTATAGTTATTCCAATCTACTAAATCTAATACTTTAAATGGCATTCCTCTAGTTCCAGCTAGACGAAATACTAGGAATTTATTTTGATCTGGTAAATATGCAACTTGCCATTCTTGACTTCGAAATCGAAGAATATTTATTACACGTTTTTTATTAAGTCTATTACTTCCCATTCTCCTAAGATAAAATACATTATTTACTAATTGAGCCGTCCAATTAGTACCGTCCCAAGTTTTAAATCTAAAACTATCAGAAATTATCCTATTAAAAGGTTCACCTGGTGGAGTTATTATAAATTTTTTCTTTTTATATAAAGAAACCTCTTTTGTATCTATCATTGGTTCCATATTTCTTTTCAATCCCCATTGATAAAGTATTATTAATGCAATTAGAATTACTACAATAATTATCACAATTTTTGATAAAACCATATTCTATATTATTATATAATATTAAAAAAGATCTCTAATAATCTTTATAACTATATACAAAATCAACTACCAATGGTGTTGTCCGGGTTTCATCATAGATTGTATTAATAAACCAAGTGTAGTAAGGATGATTATTATTATGTAATAATCTTTTTATTGATTTATCTCCATTAATTATGCTTGTTAGTCTCATCATCGATCGATATAGTTCATTATCCCCTATAATTACTAGATTATCTATTGTATTCACATTAGGAAGATATTGTCCCCAATATTCCTCCAATTGGATAAAACCAAGATTATCCATTTTCTCCATTATGAATAAATTTTCCTTTTCTGATGAATTCAATTCTTTTAATATTAATTTTTTATTAATCTCCAAATCTTTATCTAAAACCATTAAAATTTTTATACCAAGAGGTTTTTTACTTAATAGATCTATTATTTTTTCCTCTTTGGACATATTCAAATCTTTATATTGTTGTAAATTTCTTAATGTTGGTGTAATAAATATTTCTGGAGAGATGGTTGGTGATTTACATATAGGACACGTATAACCCATAAATTCAAATTTCTTATATTGACAATTTAATTTGGAACACTTCCATACTATTTTCCTAGAATTTGTACTACTTACCTTCCGTAATTTTATTAAACATTCTAAACACATTATGTGACAACATGTTGGTATTACTATAAAATTTAACTCATCTATTTTATGTAAACAAATTGGACATATTTCATTATGTTCCTCAAAAGACTGAAAGAATTTATCTATATATTTAAATTTATTTTTCAATTCAGACACAATTCTCTTTGTAGCATTCTTCGTTATTGATTCAAAAGTTGATATATTATTATCACTTTCACTTTCACTTTCACTTTCACTTTCACTTTCACTTTCACTTTCACTTTCACTTTCACTTTCACTTTCACTTTCGTTAGAATTATAGGTTGAAATCCTGGAGAATATAAGATTATTTATGAATATCTTATTATCCGAATCCAGATTATAAATATCATCTTGAGATACATTTTGTTTAAATTTAGATAAAATCAACATATTTTTTAATTTACTAATTAATACTTCTTTTTTCGTCATTACATTATTTAATACATTTAAATCCGAAACATGATTTTTCTTAAATTCTTTATCAATAAATATAAGATCAATATCTTTTAATGTGATATTATTAATTAAATCTTTTTTTGATAATTTTTCAGTTATATCTAAATCTAATTTTATTTCTTTCCCTAAAACAATATCTGATTTCTTTCCATAATATATATTTTTTAATATATTATTAATTAAAATATTTTCTTTATTCCCATTAAAATACCAACTGTTTTTTATTCCTATTGACGAAAACTCTAGAGAAGAATTTGTATATTCTCCTATAGATCCACCAGTTAATATATAAACTAATATAGCATTAAATCTTTTATAATATTTGTCAAGAGAATTGTTACACTTATTATCAATTATATTATACTCTATTGTTATTAAAGATTGTGTTATCCATCTTATATCGGTTTTTAAAAATCCCAAACATAAAGTTGTTAATTCATTATTTGATAAATATGAATAATTAAAATCTATAATTATTCGGTTCCACCAAATTGCATATAAATAATCAACATTTACCATAGTTGACATATTAGTAGTTATAAGTTGTCTAAGTATGTCATCATAAACTATATCAGATAAAATATCGGTATATTTATAATTACAAATGTTCTCTTTAAAACTATCTATAATACAACTTTTACTTAAATATTCAAAATCAACAAATACGACTTTGACAGTTAGTAATTTTTCAATAGAATATTGAGATTTACCATCAAGAATAATATACATATTATCATCAAGTTTATTAATCCATGCAGTTACAAAGTTTGTAATTATTAATGTTCCATTACCATTAAAATATTTATTTTTCTTGACATTCTGATAAATAGGCGAGTTTGTAACTACTTCTGTAAGAGCAGTGATATTCATATTAGAATTTTTATTGAATAAAATTCCTCCCCTTAAATTTATGCTTTTTAACTCTAATGATGTTATATGAATCGATGATAAGTATTTATTATAAATTATTAGAGAATTATTGTTAAAATCATACACCACATTATCCATGGGTTCGGAATAAACATCAAATATAAATCCCTTTGTCTCTCTTTCTTTAATCCATTCTTTAATTGGTTTAGTATTCAAAACTAATTCATTATTATTTTTATTTAATGCATCATCTATAAATTGAATATTATTCGGCGGATTTGAGTTTAATAAATTGTAGTAATTTTTTAACATATGTAATACAAATTTACATTCAGGTTGAGATTTATATATAAATAATTTATTCATATTTACTGCTAATTTTATTGGTATTATCTGACCTTCATTCATAGATTCTATTAAAACACTAATGGGAATCATACTTGCCAAACACAATATTCGATTTTTCATAAATTCGTAATTTATTTCATCATCAGTTACCCATATTTCGTCATTTAATATACATGGATATTTCTTATAATTTAATATAAATGTATCGTAAGTATTATAAAATATATCCTCTGAAAACTTTATTATATCATGTATTAGTTGATTGTCTTCTGTAAGTGTTAACAAATCAATCTCATAAATTGATAATTGATAGGTTTCAAAATATTTTTTATTCATTCTTTTAAAAAAATCGCAATTATATTTCACTAAACTTATATCATTTTAATATATATTAAAAAATTCTTCAATTTTTGTATTGCTATAACCAATGAGTAATACAGTTAGCAATATAAACACTATAAAATATCTTGGTTCAGATGGTAAATTTCATATAAAGTTTTCTAAATCAAAAAATTTTAAAATATATGATTTTACATCAACAAAGGAAAATGTATCAATTGTTAATAAAAAGATCAATAATTCCATCAAAGAAAACCAAAAAGAATTAGATAAATTAGAACTACAGTTAAAAAAAATTTTCTTGAAAATGTTAAAAACAGAAAAAAAAGAAAGAAATAAATCTGATAAATTAAAAAAAGAAATAGTTAAAGAACTTAAAACTCGAATAGATTATCTCTCTGCTCTTGAATTATCCAAGAGTAATATAGGTATTGTTGAACCAGATGATGTTAGATATACTAATAGAAAAATAATTATCTAAATGGATAATTATCTAAAGGAATCCTATGTAAATTAACAATGATGAAACAATTACATAAATTATTCCCAAGATTGATCCCTGAACAAATATTCCACTAGTAGTAGGTATTAAATGATTTTCACTAGTCGTTGATACTGTTAAATTTCCAATATTGGTATTTAAAAATTGTAGAATATATTTATTTGAAACTAAGACAAAAATTACTACTAAAATTAACACTACTTTAACGTATTTTTTTAATTTATCTATCAAACTCTCATCTTCACATTCTTCTGGTAAATCTTCTAATAATCTTTCAATATCCGTATCAGGAATTTGATGTGATGATTGTATTTGTGGTTGTATTATATTTTGTATTTCTTGGGGGGAAAACTTATTTGTACTTTCACTCATTTGCATCTCTTTGTTTTCTGAACCATTTCTTGATTCTGAAGAAGTTCGCTGAAGAGAGGATTCATCCATTACATTTTCCTCTTCAAAAGGGACTTCCTGTGAAGCTGGTTTATAATTGGATGGAATTAAGTTTCCAATAGGAGTTCTATCAGAGTATTTTTGTTTTTTTCCACTCATTATTGGTATATAAATGTAAACAAATATTTTTCTTTAGAAATCCCGAAATAAAAAATTAATTATCCCGAATATTATCAAGTTTAATATCTAATAAATCACTTTGTTTTGTTTCATTTTTCGATAATTCATCCACTAAACGTACGAAATGATACATATAATCTTCTTTTGTCATTATTATTTTACACGAACCCTTCTTATCTTTTGTATCCCACACACATTGAGCTCTTTCATATATTGATACGTGATCACAACTTTTAATATTACGATCACTACAAAGATCAATTACCTTACTACTTCTAGAATTAGATAAAGAGTTGCCTAATTCTTCTCCATAAAATTGACGCTTATGTTTATATTTTTTATGAGGAACTTTTTTTACAATAATAATAATTTCATCCATAAATTTTTTAAGAAGATTTTGTAATTTTTTTATTATTTCTTCTCTCTTCCCAGAGAACTTTTTGTAATCTTGAAAAAGTTCTCTGATTTGTTTTATTGATATAAGATCAAATGTAAAAGTAAGTGTGTTAAATAACACCTTGATATCTTTTAAATTATCTTTTTTAATAGTACCACTATTAGTTTTATTACAACTATCCCTACTTTTATAATAAACTATATTCAATATCTTCTCAATTTGTGTTGAATCATCATCATTTAATTTCAAATTATTACTTATTTCTTTCATTATTTTTCTAATATTTTTATAGTTAGTAATTGGAAAATTACTATTGGCGTATTTTATAATTTTACGTCTCATTTCATCATTCTTTTCACTAAATAACTTATTGTTTAATTCTAAAGTTAAAACCCTATGTAATTCATTAGTATATTTCAAGTCTGAATAATTAAAATATTCAGACTCTAATCCTGGTGTGCGTTTTTCTAAAGCTTTATTCACTTGATTAACCACATAACTATGATATAATATTTTTCCAAAAACGTGTTTTAATATATCAATATCGGATTTGTTTATCCAATCTTTTTTGAAGTTATTACGAGTTTTAACCCGTGAATATGTTCGTAATTTTTTTATACTTATTCCATGTTTTTTCAAAGGAAACGATTTAATATAAATTATTTTTTTGTTAGGTAACATAAATCCGGTAACATATAATTTATTGTCTGCGCTTTCCTCTAATATTACATTTACTACTTTTAATCTTTTTTCAGATAAAGAGTAAACTTTATGATAAAATATATAGAGAAAATTATATACAGTATAAAAATTGCCATAACGATATATATTTTCTATCTTTAAATCTTTAGATGGAGATGGATCTATTGGAAATATAAATTTATTTTTATTAATTTTTGATTCTATTTCCACTCCTAAACTAATATTTATTTTATCATTATTTACCATAACATATTGTGCAATTATTCTATAATTATTTGATAGTTTTGGAATTTTATCAAATATATTTAAAAATTGATTCAATTTTATTGAAGAATATATTTCTGAAGTATAGGACTTTCTTCCGATTTTTTTGAACTGCTGTCGATTTTTTTGTAAAGAAAGTGGTAAAGTATCCACTCTCATAGAAGAATCAAAGATTGGTAATGATATCAATTTTTTAAGAACTTTTATGGCATCATGATGAATATCATATACGAATTTATTACTTTGTGTCATTGGATAATAATATTTTTTCTTTTTAATTAAAATTATTATTTTGGATCTTGAATCCTCCAAAATAGAAGTTAAATATGATAAATTATGTTTGCTTTTTAATATAATTTTTGTGGAAAGATCAATAGATTGGTCATCAAAAATTATCACATTTAAAAATTTTGGATAAACTGGATTGAATATTGATATAAGATCCTCAATATTATTTTCATTAATTATATTCTGTTTATTTTTAATAAAATTAATGTAATTCCGTAAATCCTTAAATTTGTCCTTAACCCTACCAAATTCTAAAGAATTAAATAGTTGCTTATTCTTTTTAAGATTATTAATTATTATTGTTAATAAAGATCCATAGGGAATTCTTAACGCAGATTCAATTGCCGTTACATAAGAACGATTTGACTGTTTTATACCATATAATAAAAAACACTTACTACTTTTGGCATCTAATAATCTGATTTTTCTAAATCTACATTGACTTATATATTTTAAATCTCTATCGCCGGTGCTTTGTACGCCGGTGCTTTGCACAGGGGGGTATCGTCCTCCCTTCGACCTCTGTCTCCGACAACGGAGGAGATTGAGGGAAGAACCATCATTATTAATATCTGCACCAGGGGGGTATCGTCCCCCCTTCGACCTCTGTCTCCGACAACGGAGGAGATTGAGGGAAGAACTTCCATAACTTGTGTTATAATAATGTGGAGTAATTGCATGATAAAATGATGTATTATTAGATTTTTGTATAGTTTTGTACAAACTACCGCTTTTTAGTTCTTTATTACAACTTGTACATTTTAAAGATTTTTGTGCAACTTTTACATCACCTCCTCCATTTGAAAATGTATTGGGATATCTTTTAAACGTCCATGATTCATTGAATAATTTCATTAATGGATTTGGTAGCCAACTATAGCGATCTGGACCTATTTTACCATATCCTTTTATGTATTTTTTATTTTGTAATATTCTTTTATTAACTCGCAACCCATTACGTTTAACTGGTACTTTTCCCATACATTCCATGTATTTACGATATGCAGAAGAATTAGGATTCTTCATAAATTTCTTTTTACGACAACATGGTAAACAATATCCTAATGGTGAATCACGATTTTGAAAACCTGGATATTTATAAGTCTTATCAATACAAACATAATTTATAATTTCGCCTTTTCTGGTTCTATTTGGATAATGTAAAATATTTTCTTCTTTTAATTTAATTTTTATTTCGGTTAATTCTTTATCTGTTACTGGTATTGGTTGCATATTACTTTGGCAAATTCTTGAATAGGGAATTATTTTTTTAGTTCCTTTCTTTTCTGACTTTTTTATAAGATGGTCATAATTAAATAAAATATTATCGGCTTCTTTTAACAATTTAACCTTATATTTTTTAAGATCTATACCATCATTAATAAATTTAACAGTGTTTCCATAAGATGGAATATCAACTTTTACTCTCTTTGAATATGGTATCGAATATCTAATATATTGTTTGTGTGCAATTAAATAATATTTTTCGTTTAAATCCAATATTTTCATAATTTCTTTATCCTTTATTTTATTTGCTTGAAAGGCCCTATATAACATCAAAAATCTAGAAATGAAATTAGAAATATAATGTAATGTTGAAATATCTCGTGTTCCATAAATACTCACTTTAAATTCATCTTCTTTCTGTGATAATTTCAATCTAGAAGCATTTGTTTTGATAATTTGTGTACTTAGACTCATCTGATTCTGTACTTTAGAATTTAACACATTATAATCACTAACTTTACCAAATCTTACATCCAATGATTTAATCATGTCATTCTGCGGTTCATTTATTTTAAATTTATCGTCAATTTTAAAATAAAATGTATCATACAGTTTTATTAATGCTGGTAATTTTATTGGATCTATATAAATTAAATCCAATTGCTCAAGTATAAAATCTCTTAATTTAAAAGTTATTGCGCTGTTTAAATATCTTACTGATATGTTGTAATTGGTAACAGGATCCAATTGATAACCCGCTATTAAAACCATGCTGCCTAGATTATTAATTTTTTCAACAAATTTATTAGCCGTTGGAATAACATCATCTATGAAATTCTGAAATGTCGGATGTTCGGTTCCTTTCCATGCAGCCATTATGATAATATTTCCATTTTTGTTTAATGATAAATCAATTATTTTATTGTATTCATTCCTATCTATATCTACAGAATATCTCAATTTAAATGCAATCTTTTTTGACGTTGCACCAGTCGCCTCTTTTTCTTTAGCTTTTTCTAACATTTTTTTCATTTTTTTCTTTGATTTTACTATCAAATTTTTATATTTTATATTTTGTTTTATTTTACTTCCAAATTCAACACTTACCATAAAATCATCAGTATCTAAATACTCATATAATACCCTTAAATCAACAATATCTCGGTTAAGATAATTAAACATGGCATTATTAATAGCAACATGTATCATAATTATGGATGGATGTACCATAAATATTTTTTCTATATTTTTCTTGTTATATTGTGCTACTAATTGTCTTAATTTAACACCTATTTCGTATTTTTTTATTAAATGTGGAATATTGGTTAATTCATATCTTCGTTTACCTTCTATAACTCCATCTAACATTGATCTATTGCTTATAGATGGCCAATATTTCAATATAAATCCTAATCTTAATTTTTCAAAATTTTGTAAATTTGTATTTTTAATATTATTATAATCAACCATATCTAACCCATTAACAAAAATATCACTTATATCAGTAACAAATATAGTAAATGGATCAAATCCGTAAATCCTTTGATTCATTGAAAAATTTCCTCTATATAATCGTTTGAATCTTCTATTAAGAATGTCATAAAATATTTTATATTTGTTATTTTTAATTTTAATATTTTTGGATGTATATGATTTATAAAATTCTAAATCAACTGGAAAACCTAAAATATTTTCTAAAGAATCGGTTTTAAATAAGTCCAATATATTTATATCATAAAAATACTCTAATCTGTTAATAAACTTTACTTCATAATCCAAAGGAAACACCTTATTATCTTTCGTATTATTCATGAAAACATGTTGATTTATTTTCTCTATATTTGTCTCTATTTCTATTTTATCTTTTATAGTATCTATTGAATCATCCAAAAATATTTCATATTTAAAAATATAACTCAAATAAGTAGGATATTTATTAACTTTTTTCTTTGGTTCTTCTACTTTTTCAACTTCATCACCAAAATCAATATCTATTAAATCATCACCCCCCTTTTGACTTCTAATATAATTTAATCCAATAATTTCTTTCCATCGTTCCCCAAATACATGTCTTAATTTTGATTCATATTTATTAGTTAATTTAAATTGAGAAGGATTTAAAACCAATCGATTTAAAATATCCTCAATTTCCGGTTCCTGAGGTCCTAAGAATATATAAATTTTTTTTATTTTAAAATTTTTGTCATTTTTGTCTAAATTCAAATGTATTAATTTTATTGGATATAATGGATATATCCATGTATCTCTTTCAACAATATTAAACTTGTATTTATCCATCTGGTTTTTATTATTCTTACTATTGTTGTATATATATATTTCATTACATATTTTTATTTAGCATCTACTTTACCTAATTGTCTCCTAAAAATAATAGAAAAAGTTCTTACAATATACAGTATCGTGATGCAATAAAATTAAGCTATACAATAATTATTATCTAATATAAATAATATAATACGAAGATTTGTCCAATGTTTTATCAATATATATTACCAATAATCATATTGGTTATTTTTCTATACATTTTTTATATATGGCGATTTCAAATAGAACAGTTCGTAAGTGCCATAGTTGACTCAAATTTCCATAATATTAAAAAACTAAAATCGGGAGTTGATGAAAATGAATATTATGTTCAAGATATGTTTGAAAATCAATATGATGCCGTAAATATGATTGCCGAAATTAATAATATTATTATTCACTTTATAAAATCGTTAAAAGTTAAATATCCCAATAGTGCACGAGTTACTAGATTGGTATCAAAATACAATCCCGAAAGCCTAATGGAAGGTAGTCCTATTAATAATAAAAATTCAACATCATATTCAGTTGCTAAAGGTAAAAAACTGGTATTTTGTTTAAGATCCAAAAAAAATAAAGAATTACATCGCCGAAATTTATTAATGTTTGTAGTTCTACATGAATTAGCTCATTTAATGAGTGTTACTTATGGACATAATGCTGAATTTTTAAAGAATTTCAAATTTCTACTTCATGAAGCTATGGCTTCTGGAATATACAGATATGATAATTACTTTACTAAACCCAGAGAATATTGTGGTATTAATCTTACAAGTACTCCAGTGTAAACATTTTTTTTTGTCTTATTGAAAATGTATCAAAAATTTAACCATTATTTATACTTATGTAAATATAAGATTTGAATGAAAAAAGTGAAGACAATAATAATATAAAAAAATGTTTACATTATTATTATAATGAGCAAACCAATCATATTTCATGTTACACGTTGTGAAAGTAGAGATGAGACATTAGAAGTAAGCAAAGATGAGAGTTATAAACAATACGTTTGCTATTTATACGGCAGAACATATCAAAATAATAAATCAATATGCGTTGTTTGCAAAGGTTATACCCCATATATCTATATTGGTATACCACCAGATATGGACCCACATGAATATAAAGAATTAATACTTGAAGTAATTGAGGGCTATATTGATTTTTTAGTCAGACGAGGTATTTATGACAGGGAATACTCAGATAGTATCGATTATGATAAATGTCGATTTTTAAAAATGACAGACTTTTCCGGATATCGAGGTAACGAAAAGACACGGCTTCTAAGATTAGTATTCAAGAATGAACGAGTAATGAGAAGCGTGGGCAATTATTTATCTAAAATAGAAAAAAGACAGGCCATTGTAGAGAGATTATTTAGACAAGGAAAAGATATGACCGAAAGTTTTGTGAGATGTAAAGTCTATGATGAATTAAGATTTGATAATAAACTTAAATTGTGTCATATTCGTAATACTAATCCAGCAGGATGGGTACAAGTAAATAATTATAAAGTAATTAAAAATAATCCTCGAACAAAACAATCTATTGAACTGGAGTGTAGTTTTCGAGATATTAGTGATGTTACTGACCAAAATTTTGATAAAAACAGAATTCCAAAATTAGTAATGTTATCTTATGATGGAGAAATGTATAGTATGGACGATCTATTGCCACAACATAATCGACCAAGTGATGTAATTATACAAATGGGAACTATTTTCAGACGTTATGGTGAAAAAGAATCTTATAAAAAAATTGTTGTCACTCAGAAAAAATGTGGTAAACTACAAACACCTAAAACTACTGTATTAGAATGTAAAAATGAGAGGGAATTAATATTAAAATGGGCAAAAGTTATTGAAAAAATCAATCCGGATATAATTTATGGTTATAACACATTTGGTTTTGATTACCAATATATTGTTGAAAGAGCTAAATTTCTTGGTATTAAAGATACATTCTTAAATATTGTAAGTCGTTGTAACAATTGGACATCAACATATGTTAACAAAGAGTTAACAAGCAGTGGTTTAGGACAGAATTTTCTAAAATATATCGATATGAGGGGTCGTATCACAATTGATATTATGAAAGAAATTATGAAAAATGTAGCATACAAATTTCCATCATATACACTTAATTATGTATCTCAGGAATTTATAGGAGATAAAAAGAATGATTTACCTGCATATGAACTTTTTGACAAATTCAAACGCGGTCACCCAGATGATATTGCAATTATTACTGATTATTGTATTCAAGATTGTGAATTAGTACATAATCTTGTTGCCAAACTAGCAATTATTCCATCTAATATTGGTATGGCAAGAGTTTGCAGAGTTGGAATCGATTACATTATTAACAGAGGTCAAGGAATAAAAATTCTTAGTCTTTTAGCTCATCAAATTATGCAAATGCCATTAGAAAAAAGATTTATTACCGAATATAAAACTCATTCAACTGGTAAAAGTTTTGGTGGAGCAATTGTATTATATCCAAAAATAGGAATATATAATGAAGACCCAGTTGTTGTTATTGATTTTAATTCACTATATCCATCTATTATGATTGGACATAATATGTCGCCAGATACATTTGTTAAAGATGAAAAATATATTAAAAATGAAGATGACTTTGATGAATTGCATTTTGTGGACAAAGAAACATGCAAAAAAGTTAAAGTCAAATTTCTTAAATATAATAGTGACCGAAGCAACATGGGTATATTACCTAAATTATTACAATATCTATTAGCCTCAAGAAAGAAAGTTAAAAATGAAATGGCATTAATTACAGATCATTATACACTTGTGAAAAAAATATTGGAGGAATTAAAGAAAGATAGCAACTATTTAAACAATTTTAGAGAAATTATACGACCACTAAACAGTAAATTGGAAACATTTGTCAAAGAATTAAAAATAGATTTTGGTCATTTTGAAATAGTAGGAATAGAAGAGAAAGGCTATGTAAATATCAAAATTAACACAAAAAATTCGCAAAGTGATGTGGATTGGAAGTCTATAAAAGAGTTTAAATTAACATATAATGGAAAAACTACTGTAATTGACATATTTAATTATCAAAAAACAATCGATGATCTTAATTCGCAAAGAATTGTATTAAATGCACTTCAAATTGCTTATAAGATTACAGCTAATTCCGTTTATGGTCAGTGTGGAGCACCAACATCAAGTTTATATTGTGTGGAAATTGCCTCTGTTGTAACAACATATGGACAATTATATATTGGAGTAGCAAAAAAACAAGCCGAAGATAAATATGACGCTGACTGTGTATATGGCGACACGGACAGTGTGTTCCTCCGGTTTCCGATTAAGATTGAAAACCGGGAATCAAAAACGTATGAAAAAATAAGAATTGAGAAATTATTAAAAGCTAAAGCATTAGGATATAAAATATCAAAAGAAATAACTACAATTATTAATAAACCACCTATAAAGATTGCATATGAAAAGGCAATTCTTCCATTGATATTAATGGGTAAAAAAAATTATTGTGGATTGTGGCATGAGGAAGATGTCTATAAAAGTAAATTTAAAATGATGGGATGTAAAGCTAAAAAGAGAGAATATGCACCAATTGTTAAAAAATTATTTATGGGATTAATTGATAGAATTGTTTACTCAAAAGATTTAGAAAAATCACTTATTGATGGTGTTGAATATTTCTATAAAAGATGTAAAAATCTAAACAAATATCCAATAAAATATTTTGTAATAACTAAAAGTTTAAAGAAAGATTACAAAAATCCAAAACAAATTGCCCATAAAGTATTAGCAGACAGAATTACAAAAAGAGATCCAGGGAATGCTCCAAGATGTAATCAACGTTTAGCATATACATTCATTGATATTGATCCAGCAGATTGTACTATTGATATGTTAGGATCAATTGGTGCCAAAAGAAAGGAAAATGGTAGTACATTAATATATAAAGAACATGTTCTAAAAGGATATAGAATTGAAACACCTGATTACATTAAGAAAAATAAACTTTCTATCGACTATGAAGAATATATCATTAAACAAATTGCTGTACCGATATTGAGTGTATTAAGGTTAGAAATATCTATGGATGCTTTAGAATATATGTTTAATAAAATTACCGGAAAAGATGTAGCAATTAGAATTAAAGAAAATAAACGAATTATATACACAACTGGTGAGGAAGAAATAACAGAAAGTGTTATGGTAAAAGTTATGAAAAAAAATAGAAACAAAATTTACAAAATTCCAAATAAAGATATGAAATATATAAATTTTATAAAATCATTTAACAGTGATTTTATAACCAATAAAATTGAATTAATTGATTAAACTTTTTTTTTAAAGGTTCTTCCTTCAATCTCCTCCGTTGTCGGAGACAGAGGTCGAAGGGGGGATGATACCCCCCTATCCCCAAAGGGGACCTCACGCGACCGCGAAGCTGTCGCTAAAGGTATCTTCGATTTTCTCAAAACCTTTGGTTTTCCCACGCTCAACGCGTAGCTTTGAGCTAAGGACGCAAACGCCGAATTCCGAAGGAATTTCCCACCCCATCCCCTAAATCTTTGATTTTCCCACGCTCAACGCGTAGCTTTGAGCTAAGGATAGGGACCTCACGCGACCGCGAATTCCAAAGGAATTTCCCACCCCAACGCGAAGCTTTGGGTAAGGAAGCTGTCGCTAAAGGAACGCGAAGCTTTGGGTAAGGAAGGCTTTTGCTAAAGACGGAATGGATGGGATACATGACTCTCCTGATTAAGCTTCTTTTTTTACATTTGCAACTTGTTTAATATCACTTGGATATTCACAACCAGGATAAGCATTTTTATATTTTAATCTGGCATCTGCTCTGTTACGACCATAATATTCATATACCAAACCACCATCTTTTGTATCTCCAGCCATTACATAAAATTTATCATATGCACCCTGAGTAATTGGAAAAACAATGGGACAACCTCTAATACTTCGGTCATTATATTCCGGAGGCATAGGTTGGAAAGTTCCAGGAAGATATCCTTCTTCAAATCCAACCTGGAAGGGTTCTTTTCCTAAACCTTTTTCTTTATCTTCAGCAATACGTCTCATTTGTCGAGGACCTTCCGTAAAATCTTTATTGTGTAAAAATGCACTTACATCTGTGTTGTAGGGGACAACTTTTTTATATTTGGGATAAGGTTTGTATAACCTTTGTGGGGTATATCCATGAGGATATGCTTTAAAAGATGCCGTACTTGTAACATTCGTTATATCATTTACATTATGTAATGGTAATTCACCTACTCCAAAATCTTCATCAGGCATTTGTTTCAACATTTGACCACGAGGATCAAAACCTTCTGTCTGAGATTGAAAAGTCTCAACATTCGGTGCAAATTCCATAGAACCTACATATTGTGGAGTAGTAAACCACATATCAATCATTTTCTCTTTTTTACTCCAAATTAGCCAAATCAAGAAAACTACTACTATTACTACAAAAGTACCTGCAATCCAACCTTTATTATTTAAACCCATTTGTTTCTAACTTAACAGTTGATTATTTATATATTATATATGATATAATATTATGAAGGATAATTTAATTTAAAAAAAATGAATATAATATTATTATAATTCCTATTTAACCATTTTCTTACTGCTGTATATAAAACTCATAAATTTACAACATGAAAATCTATGCATTTGTCAATAAGGGTACTGATTGCTATATAAATTCAATTCTTCAAGCTATCCTAACACAATATAAATTTGTTAATTATTTATATATTCACAGAGATAAAATAATGTCTCAAGATACATCATCAGTTGTCAGCACAGGTAATGTTAAAGCACAATTAGGAGTTAAATTACTGAAAGCATTAACCATTGTTATATATAAATTATACTATCCAGAAATTAATATGTCTAGTTACACTCAAACTGAACATACTGCATTTAATAATCTTTATCGGGATTATGACAAAATTACTATGAATCTTGAAACCATACAACCAGTTCAAATTTATATGGAAGATTTCAGAGATGTTGTTACTAAAAATTTTGGAGAAAATTTTGGTCCATTTTATGGTCAAAAGGATGCACATGAGTTTTTAAATAAATTAGCAGATTTTATTAGTTGTGGATTAATTCAATTAGGATTATTCACCAATAACCAAAAAAGATTTACAATTATGGATAATCTATACTCTGGATCTGTATATACACAAATTATCAGTCAAGAATGTAAACATTCATCAACTAAAAATACTTACTCCGAGTATTTTGAATTAGATGTTCCTATTAATTTAGATGAATATTCAAAAAAACCATTACCAGATGGAACTGATATTCAAACCTATATTAATGAACATTTCAAAGATGTTCAACTAAATGGAGATAATAAATGGTATTGTGAAGAATGTAGTAAAAATAAAAATTTACCCTTGCAAAAAAATCAAAATCAAAATCATTACAAACAAGCAATTATGAAAACATTCGTTGGTAATACACCCGAAGTTTTAACAGTGTTATTAAAAAGATTTGATAATAATGGAAAAAAAATTAGAAAAAAAGTAATAGTGAATAAAAATATTACTATCAATTCCATTAAAGGTAAAATAACATATACCCTTCATTCAGCAATTATTCATTATGGAAATACTCTTTTGTCTGGTCATTATATCTCTTTGGTTAAATATTTTAATGATGAATGGTTTCTATGTAATGATACAAAAATTAACCGCGAACAAGAATTTGATATTAGTTGTGGACTCAATTCATCAGATACATATATCGTGTTTTATAAAAAAGTGTGAACTTTCAAAAAAGTGTTTTTTTGTCTGAATCTATCAAAAATAATTCTATATTAGATTTAGATAAATCATCATGCATTATTTTAAATCCATTCAAAAAATAATTATTATTTCCTTTTGATAATTCACTATATAATTTATTAATCCCATCAAAATTTAATTTTTTATTTATGTATTTTTTAACAATAATTAACTGTTTAGAATTAGCTTGAGGCAACATTACAAATTCATGTTCAGTGCCGGTTTTGTTAAATTTATATCCACCGATATTTGCAGTCATTTCGTCAACTACACCATATGCTACATAACCTCTAGCAACTTCTGATGATGTTGAATTCATCTTTTATGCTATTTCATATCTAAATAGAGATCCATAAATTAAAAAATCATTTTTTTTTTGTGAAGAAGATATATTTTATAAGAATATTTCAAAGTCTGTTGACGTTTTTTATGTCGTCGACTTCGTGTTTTTCCTCGTCTTACAGACACTACAGAGTCAGTCCCTTGCATTCTTAGTAAAGCTGGACCTTTTTTAGTCATGAAAGTAGGAAAGGGATCTTGTATGATTGCTTCATATAAATCCTTATCGAAAAAATTTTCCACAAATTCAAGAATATTACCATGACAATAATTATTACCATACCAAGAGTTATCATTAACTAAATCTCTCTTTATATCACATTTAGTATCAGTAACAATTAAATCTAACCATTCTATCACATGATCAATATCATCCTCAATTAGCGTATAATGCCAATATGTATAAAAACTTATTTTATTGTTTTGTTTACCTTTACCAAAAACAAGTATAGTTTCCATAGGGTATATGCCAAAGAAGATATACTCAAGTATAAAGCATGAATAATCAATTTTTGTTTCAATAAATACGTGAATATGCGAAAAAAATTGAATTTTAATAGTCGAATCTTTAATAAAGAGATTTATTATCTATAATAACAATGGCCACTCTCCAGGAGTTTTGCCAAATTGTGTTAGAATCTATTCCAGCAGATGTTAAGACAAAAGAGTCCGAATTTATTGCCACTTTAACTACGATGAAACAAATAGCCGAAGATGGTAAACTTGACTTAGAAGAGGGACATAAGGTTAAGTTTAATGGTTTTTGTAGGACAGCAGTTTTAGATGAAATCAAAACCTCTCTCTCTAAATACCAAAAAGAACAATGGACTAGAGATATGATGAAGCGTATTACTTAAGTGATGTAAAAAAAGTGAGTAAAATAACTATATATTTTTTATTTTTAATGGTCTTTTTGGCAATGCTATCAACAAATTTACAACAACGTCGTTTAAAGAATTCTTATGTAACAGATGATGGTCTATTAGTATTATCTCAGGAAATTGAAGAAGGAAATATCGAATATAAATTACAATTAATTAATCTTTCAGCAGGAAAAATAGAACAATTGGCAAGTCAAATGAAATGGAGAATTAATGAGGGTAATGGTGAGGCACTTTATATCATAGGAATTTCCGATAATGGTTTTCCTGAAGGAATATCAAATGAATATTTGAATGAGTCACATCGATCTTTAAAAGAAATGACAAAATTAATTAAAGCAAAAGCTTCAGTAATTTGTGAAAGAAAAGGAAAAAATGGATATTTAAGAGAATTTTTAATCAGAGAAAAAAATAATAATAAATATATTGATATTAGAATTGTATTGCTTGGAGATAATGCTGCCGGAAAAAGTACATTAGTTGGAGTTTTATGTCGAGGCGATCTTGATGATGGTAAAGGAAGTATGAGGATGTATTGTTTTAACCATCAACATGAATTAGAAAGTGGTGAAACATCAAGTTTATCCCATCAAATATTAGGATTTGATACGGAAGGTAATTGTGTAAATAATGAGACACTTTATGAAAAAAAATGGGGTGAAATTGTGGAAGAAAGTCATAAAATTATATCTTTTTTGGATCTTCCAGGACGACCATCTTCCAGAAAAACTACTATTAGTGCCATATCCGGTCGTTTACCCGATTATGCTTTTATTGTTATTGATTCTCCTAGAGGAATGACACAAACTACTCAAGAATATTGGAATTTATGTGCAGAACTTGGAATATTAGTAATTGTAATAATTACAAAAACAGACATGAATGATTCAAAATTTGAAGAACAAATTAAAAATTATTTAAATTTAAGAAAACATTTCTATTCAGGTTACACAATCATTAATAACAATTCAAAACAATCGAGAGGTATATTAACTAATATAACAGGAATGATAAAAACAAGAATTGTACCAATATTTTTAGTAAGTAATACTACTGGTGAAGGTATCTCAATATTAAAAAAATTCTTAAATTTATTGCCTCAATGTGCGGATTGGTCACGGTTTGATAAAAATCCTTCTGAATTTAGAATTGATAAGGCATCATTTATTGAGGGAATTGGAACCATAGTTGGTGGAATAACTACGCAAGGTAAAATAATAAATAAAAATACTTTGTCACTTGGACCTAATACTGAAGGTAAATTTAAGGACGTTTCAATTAGCAGTATTTATAGAAATTACCAATCAGTTGATGAAATCAAAACTGGACAAACTGGTACAATTTGTTTAAAAGGTATTGGAACTAGTTTTGTTAAACGGGGTATGGTTTTGATTGATGAAAAAATGCCCAAAAAAGCTTATTGGAAATTTGTGGCATCAGTTACAATATTATATCATACTTTACAACCCAACAAAAAATATCAACCCATTATACACTGTTTAACAATTAGACAACCGGCAAAAATAACAAATATTAAAAATAAAAAAGGACTTAAAACATCAGATCGTACCCAATTAACATTCAAATTTATGCAAAAACCAGAATATATTAAATCTGGTATGAAAGTTATTTTTAATGGTAATAGATGTAAAGGGATTGGTACAATAATAAAAGTGTTTTAATCTTTACATTTTATTTTTTTCTTAGATGGTTCCGATGTTTCAATCGATTCAGAATAAATTTTTAATTGGCATCGATGATATCCATCATTATCATAACTGTAAGAATGATGAACCGTATAATAGAGCATTTTATCCGTTTTTAACAAATCTTCTGGCATTTGCACAATAAGATCAGACGGCACAACCCATATCATTCCATACCAAGCCCATGGATGTAATGTTGTTATATCAGCTATTTTGTGAATAACTTTACCATTCTTGAGAATAATTTTAAACTCTTTATCATCAACATCACCTAAAACCTTAACCTCTTTTTGACAAATATGCATCCTCCGACCTTTGTCTTTTGGTTGTAAACGTTCAACAAGTTTTTTCCCACAACATTCTTTAATTACACAGAATGTAGAATGTGCCGTAAATTGTTCAAATTCTTCTTTAGTTACATTTAATTGAGCTTTTTTGAGAGCCTCTAATCCTTTTTCATATTTAGAACCTTTCCTGTCATAACAATTCCTTTCTCCAACTTTGTAAACCCAATCGTCTGCTGGAACAAAATTAGGATTATCTTTGAGATACCTATATGCATTTTTATTACAATCTCGTTTTTTATCTAATTTGTAATCTTTCCCATACTTTGCCAATAATGGATTAATTGTGTATGGAATTTCAGATGACATTATGTGATTAAAAATAAATAAATATATGTGGTATTATATTATTCAATTTTTTTAATGATTTTACTGTTTTTAAGATATTCCCAATAGATGACATTTATAGTATAGCAGATGTCAATTTCAATAAAATATAGTTTCAATTTTAATTTATTTTGTTTGTTTATTAATATAATAGATAGAAACAAGATGTTGAAAGGATGGAGATTGGTTGGTCTTAGTTTATTAATTGTTAGTGGTATTATTATTACCATATATATTTACAATCTTAAATTTAAAAACGAAGGATATATGACACACACCGGAAATCAAGCCCCTATACTACCAGAAAAAAGAAAAAGACTTTGGGATTATTATGGCAATTATAATAACTATCTAACTGATGCATATTTAGATGGAAAAAAAATACCTCCATATTCAGAGGCTATACCACCGTATTGTGATTCCCCTAATAGAAATAGATCTTATTTGGTTAATCCATTGCTTACTCAAAAACATATTTTTATTAAACCAGATATTAATTCTTTTGATTTAGATCAATCAATGCCTGATTTTGGTAATAGTGCAGAAGCTATAAGAATAGGAGCATTTGAAGAATTATTAGTACCACAACCTAATGCATGGTTTTGTAATTTCAGAAAAGTATATAATGCATTCAAAAATCCTAAGGTTCGTAAAGAGTTTCGTGAGGATTATATTCAACGATGTGGACTTTCTTCAAATGATATTCCCAGTAATGTGTATAATAATCCTTATTAGTTTGATTTTTTTTAATTTAAAAATTGCATTATATTTAAATCATATTAAAGTATTATATATCTTATCACTATAAATGACTACATTACAAAAAGATAATAAATTTATTATTAATCTATATAATATTCGTAATAATGTTTTGCGAATGTTAAATGATAGGGGATATCATTCTTTTGTTAAAAAATATTATGCGGACATTACGTTTGATGAATTTAAAAAATTATATAGAAATAATAATATAAATCTTGAGGTTTATAAAGAAGATATTGTTGATGGTATTAAAGTAAAAACTCAATGTATTATATATTTTGTTGATCCTACATCCCAAGTTGGAAAGGTTAAACAACGATTTACTAGATTAATGAATACTTTGGAAGAAACTTACAGCAAAGATGATAATATTGTTGATATTATTATGATCGCTGAAGACAAAGATAGAAATAGTTTTATGAATAGTATTGCAAAATATATAAAAAGCTATCAAAAAATCTATAATTCTACTAAAACCGTAAATCACACACTAAAAATGGAATTATTTTATTACAGTGAAATAAGTTTCAATATTACTGATCACTATCTTGTTCCAAGACATAGGTTAATAACAAAAAAAGAAATAACACAAATACTAAAAGACAAAAAATGTACATTAGAACAACTCCCCAAGATATCAAAAGATGATTCTGTTGCAAAATATTTTGGCGCAAATGTTGGTGATGTATTTAGAATTTCTAGACGTAGTCCTACTAGTGGTATATCAGAATATTATAGATTAGTGATTCCTTAATAATAAAGATTGAAAAAAATTGATTTTTCTTTTTTGAATACTCAAGTGTAATGAATATGTAATGAATATTCTGTTATAATGAATACAGTATTAAAATGTAGTGTATGTGACAAAACTGTAGGTTATATTGATAATAAAGGAAAAATAAAACTAGTTGTTAAATATGTTTTTGTTAGCACAACTGATAAAAACAAAAAAATATATAATTGTAGTACTACATGTTTACACTATGTAAACACTATGTAAACACTATGTAAACACTATGTAAACACTATGTAAACACACTATGTCAGTATATGAATTTAGACAATTTTCTGTTTCTTAAAGCCCAAACAACTTAAAAAGTTGTAAAGGTATTTTTTGATCTAGTTTTTCTTTTATTCCATCTAGTTTTTGCATAGCAATATAATTTACAAAATCCATAAACTTAATTTGTATTTTTCAAAATTACAACTTCTTCTTTTTTTCAATTTTACACTGTGTTCATTCCATAACATATGATAGTAATCTAAAATATTTATACACTGTTGATCAATTGAGTTTGGATCATTTTTATCCAATTTTCTTAACAACTAAATCCATAACTTTAAATGATTTTTTTGTATTGATCTTTTACTTCCTTTATTTTGTTTTTTTTCATTTATAATAGAAATTCTCTTATGTTTGTGGTACAGACATCAACCTATTATTGATAAAATTTGAATTAATTTTATTCAGGAATTCCTATATAACTATCATCGATGTAAAAATGAATTATCTACGTAAAAAAATATCTAATAAAAAATGTTTCTTCTGTGAAGCAAAGGTAGGTAATAAATACACTACTGCACCCAGTACTAGTTTGAACTATTGTGATAAAAAGTGTATGAACTTTAGTACAAAACGTTGTTCCGGATGTAATACTGTACTCTGCTTTGGTAATATTGATAATTCAACCATAGAAAAAACTCAAAAAGACTATATTTCAATAAATAATTCTAGTTATGTTGTTACTAATTATGGTGTTATGGATAAAATTGAATATTATTGTAGTAAAACCTGTATAGATAAAGTTAATAATTAATTTAGAAATCTGAATGTTAAATTAAATCGAGGTTTTGTGACATTTGCTCGTTTGGGGATAGAATGATACCACTCATTATTTGTCTTCCAAGACATTACTAACAAACTTCCATTTTTTAAAGTAACTTTAACAGTTTCTTTTTTCTTTCTATTTCTAAGTAAAAAATCTCTTTCAGCACCAAAACTAACAGAGACAATTGGTAAACCAGTCTTTAAATCTTTTTCATCATCACGATGATATCCTATATAATTTGATCCATCAACATACAAATTTATCAGTACAAAATTTATTTTCTCTGTAGTAATTATTTTTTTATTACGTAAATAGTTTTCAACTTTATCTTTAATTTCTATTAAAAATGGAATATTTGTCCAATCTTTGGCTGGTACTTTATTACCAGAGAATTTATAATTTAATCCAGGTTCTCCATAAGCTACTTGTTTACGTGGAATTTTAAACTTCTTTCCGTAAATTTCTATCATTGAGTCATTGTCCAAATTAAATTTAATTTTATTTAATTCTTTAATATATTTCTTTATTTCTGAATTGTCAAAAAAAGTAGATTCATAATATGCTAATTGACTCAATTGAGTCGGTAAAGTAATTGTTGTTGTCATTAATATATTAATTTTAAAGTTAATTCACGTATTAAATGAATTATGTATTTATATAATCTTTCAATTTTTTTGTTTATATTTTATTTATTGTATTGTTATCAGTTATATTATAAGTTTTAATTTTGTTTAATTAGGATTAAAATGTTTATTCTTTTTATCTTTAATATTGAAATTCATATGTTAATGATTTATTGAATATAATTATTGTTATTGTTATTGTTATTGTTATTGTTATTATTATTGTTTATTATATCTTTTTATTATACAGATTTTAGATAGTTTTTTAGTTTTCTTCTTGGAACATATACTTTTGGTGCTAATTTTCTTAAAGCTTTATCATAAAAATCATCACTTGGTTTTACCATTTTAGATTTACTTATTAATAAATCCATTAATTGATCATATGTACAACATGTATTAGATATTTCATAATCATCATATACTTTTTCTAATTTTGCAGCTATTTTAGGATACATACTTCTTTTTAGATATTGTCCTTTAGGATCTAATTCCCATTTACCGTCTTTTGTTAATCTGTTATATGTTGATCTACTTGTATCTGTACAAACATAATTACTTTTTCCATTAGGTAATCTTGTTCCTTTATAAATAATATCACTTAATCCAACTTCTTCATTGGCAATATCATTAATATTAATTTTATCTACATTAAAATTATCAGGTGTTAAAGCAATAGTATTAAATTGTATATTAGCATTAATAGTATTATTAATATTATTATTAATATTAGTTGTACTGTTATCAATATTAGTAGTATTATTATCAATATTAGTAGTATTATTTATAACACTAGTTCCTTGAACGTTTGGTTGAGTATCTTTATTAGTTGTTGTTTTATTATTATTTACAACACTGGTTCTTTGAACACCAGATTTACATGGTATCTTTCTATTTAAATGTCTAGTTAAATCTCTTTTTTTTGTGAAAACTTTATCACATATATAACATTTGTTTTTATTAGGATTAAAACATTTATTCTTTCTATTAATATGTCTTTGATATTGGGATTCATACATAAATGATCTTTGACATAATTCACATTTTAACATTTGTAGCGTGTATTATATTACACTATAATAGTATCTTTAAATTATTTTACCACTTTTTTGCAAGAAATACATATTACACTTTTTTGCAAGTGTGGTTGTATAAGAGATTTTCTGTTAGGGGTCATGATTTGTAGAAAAGTGTAAAAAAAGTTTGTGTGTAGAAAAATTTTAACAAAATCTAAATTGAAAATTCCTAATTTTTTCCCTATTTCACGAATTTTCACGAAATTTAACAATTTCATAGACTTTGTATGGAGTTATTCATAATTACAAAATACAAACTTTTTTTAATGATCACGTTTTCAGTCAAAAAATGTTTCAAATTGTACACCTAAAATTTGAATGGATAAAATAAAAATCTAATCCTGATTTTATGTGTTTGGTGTGATAGAAATTGTGATTGATTTTTGCGTTCAATCATATTTTTCAGTAATATGGTCTATTGGCTTGGACACTC